CCGCACAAGTCGGTATCTACCGACATCTCGAAGAGGAACACCATCAGAGGAGCATAAAGCCCCTCTTACACCTAAAGCTAGACGGACAAGAGGATGTACCTTCTTTTTACTGGGGTGGAAACTCCAGGTTAAGAAGGTCCAGTTCTGTATGTCCTGATCAAACCTTAGAAACCCCGCACCTTTACAGTAATCGAAGGTCGAGAAAAGACACGAAGTGTCATCCTCGTTTTCGATACCGTAGAGGATCGGGCTCGATTCACGATGCTTCTGGAGTAGGTACTCGCGTACCAAATGCCAAGAGCAGCGTTCGTCGAACCTGTTTACGAGCCGGTAAATGTCTGTCGGTCTAAAGACAGACGCCGTCACGTAGAGGGGGGTGACAGGTGTCCCACCATACCAGTCTGAACCACAGCTTTCCCGAAAGGGACCAAAGAGGAAGGTTTTATCGGGATTAACCGAGAAACCGCAATACCTCAAGGTCTCGATCAGGAGGGCTGCGCAATTTTTAGTGATGATAATATCATCTCCATAAACTGCGACCGGGTAATCACTCCCGGTAAGACTGGTCACTGCCTTAGCAAGAGCATAGAATATCATGCTCTCGAGCGCAAAGGTAGTGCCGTCGCCCATACTACTCCACTTCTGGAAAGTATGAGTTTCTCCATCGAGTGTAAAGGTTTTGCATCTCAACGAGTTGAGATAGTCAAACCAATCATGAGGCAAGAGCCTCCTGACCAACTCGATCGAGACAGAATCCGAAGCGGCCGATAGATCGATAGTTGAATAACTATCACCTTTAAGCCAGTTTCGTGATCCCGCCAGCGATAACGCCTGATTCCAAGTTTGATCATCAAGATATATCCCATGGCGCTTTAAACGCCCGGTGATATAGTCGTGAAAACCAAGCTGGAGCTGGACGTTAAGAGCAGGCATGACGGTAATGGTACGAAAAGTTCTTGCGTCCTTAGGGACGAAAGTAACTCGTGCGGAGTCGGTCACGCGATAGTCGATATCGTAGGTCATGGAAGACCAGTCGATATCGACCACTAATGGTAACCAATGGAAGTCCCCCTCGACGAGGAGGCGACCATAAGGTAACGCATCAGAGGTCACACACAAGTCCGTACTGGCCAGCTTAAAAGCTAAGCTGGTCTGAGTACGGTCTCGCGAGCCTATCGCCACGCCCTTACCAGGTCTAGCCAAACCAATCATCCGTTCTAGCACGGCCTCATTCAGAGGTCCGAGATAGCGACGAATGTTCTCGCGGGCTCTTGAAAGGATAACCCTCATCAACGGGTTTTCCCGGGAAGTAAACCTCCCAAAGTGAGCCAAGCGACGGTTTGAGCGCTTGCACTTCTCTTCAGCCTTCCAAAAACTCGAAAGAGCATTGGAGCGGCGTTCTTTATCGCTACCCTGGAAAGGAACTTTCCGGAGTAGGGCAGAGAACTGAGAATAAAGCAAGTATTCCTGGGAGTTAGAGAACTCTCTAACTAGTAAGGCTTTACAGAGTCCCACGGCTGTACTATACTCTTCCCGGCGAAATGCCGAGATAATGGCTAGCAACGGTTGGGGATCAGTAAAATTACTAAGGGCGAAGACCTCAGCGACCCGCAATGGGTCGACTGACGTCGGTTGGTTAGAGTACGTACGTCTCTTAAAGCTCATAAGGCAACATCGTCCTTTGTGAGAATCAACCTGTTATCGTGAGGTGGAGACCTTAATCGGGCGGATGTGGCAAAGCAAAACTCCAAGGTTCAAACCGAGGAGGAAGCTAAGCGACACCGCAAGAGTGAGGGCCACGTTACGACGAAGGGAGAGTGCCCTTTTTGATCGAATCGGCGAAAGCCGTCGTCCAAACAAGGCCTTTGAGGAGCGCGATCGCTTCATCGACGAGAGTTTCCGGCTGGCCCAAGGGCCAGCGGATACCGACGTCGAAGATGACCGTGCCCGGAGAGACGGTACAACACCCTTCTTCTTGTACACGACTCGCGAAGGCGATCTTCAGACCAGACCGGGCGGTGCCCGGTTCGGTCGAAGACGTCTTCGGAGGCGTGACAATGAAGTCAACCAGGCGAGGCTCGAGCCGAGTGTGACCCGGCGCGACGAAGGTCGCTTTGTTTCCTGCAGCAAGACCAGCAGGAGTCAGAGCGACAGTAGTACCGCCAGTGATGGAGCCACCAGTAGTGACGTTCATCATCTTCCTTATTTGCCACTTAAGATGCGAACCACCGATCTCTTCGCATTGCGCGATAGAGGGACGAGGTCGATCATTCGTGGCAGGGTTAATCGGACGTTAATCCGAGGAGGAGATACACCGGAGAATCCGGGTACCCGTTGATAGGTGCGGACAACCTTGCGGTTGTAACCTCCAGAAAGAGTACCAGCCTGACCACCAGCATTCCAGACCGAAGTCCAGTATGTGGTGGCAGTATAGTCTTCTTTAATGGAGCCACACCTCCCCACTACGTCGATTCCTGGTTGCGGCACGTAAGCCTGAATCCAACCTCCGATGTCCACGACCCAGTCGAGGACAAAGGAGTAAGGAACAAGCTCCCACGCCGTAAGAGCAGGATTGACCCCCACGGATTTCAGTATACCGAGATCAAACTCGGTTGCTGCGAATCCACGGTACGTACGGGTGCCAGTGACTATGTACTGATCAGTACGATAGCCATTGGCTTGGCTAATGTTAGCAGTAGTAGAAGAGACCAGACTTTGAACAAAACTGGCTCGACCCTCCTGAATAACATGCTCTTTTTCGTAGTTCTTGTACGCGTTAATAGCGTCAGCAGAACTCCAAATAAGAGGAAGCCAACCGTAGCGCGTTTCGAGCCAACGATGCGAGAATAACTCATAGATTCCTCTAGGAGTTATGCGGGTTCCACCCCGCTTCCGGGCCGAGGAAACTCGGCCCCGAGCCCACTTCGCTGTTCGAATTGCGTGGTCACCCAGTTGCTTGAGGTTACTAGCTAGAAGCCGGTTTGTTTCCTTAAGTTCCGCAAGGAACGTCAGGAAGTCGAAGTCGGCTTCATTTGCACGAGACATCGCTTGAGTGCAGACGTCCGCTAGTACTCCATCAAGTATCGCCGCGGGGGACGGCGTTAGTACGCTCGATACCACAGAGCCAGAGGCATAGCTAGTGGCGGTTGTCCAACCGCCACCACCAGCTACGCGTGACTCAACGATATCCGAGATTACCACCGGGTTTTGCGGCAAGAATTTACCGCAACGAACTAAGGCATTGTAACCGGGAGTGTTTATATCATCGATGAATTTCGTGGAAAGCTGCCCACCCGACGTATTAAGCGTCGCTTGGATAGCATTGTCACTCTTTCGTCGTTGAATGAACGAGTAAGGGGTGTTGAAAGCCCCAATTACTGTCTCCCTATGCCTTAGAGCCACATCGATCACCTTTATGGTATCGACGCACGGGACTTCCGTGCAAAAGCGTGAGGTTAACCCTCACATAGCCGGGGGGGGAGGAAGGCTGAGTTCTAACACTGGGGAGTGTAATCCAGTGTTAGCCAAC